ATCGATGCCGAGGCTATCGAATTGCGCAACAACATCGAGCGCATTGAGAAAGTTGAGGCTGCCAAGAAAGAGATTGCTGCTAAGCAAGAAGAGCGCGCTGCTGCCCCTCAAAAGGTGGAAGGCCGTGCCGCTTTCGCTAAGTATCTGCGCTCTGGATTGGGTTCTTTGAATGCTGAGGAGCGTTACGCTCTTGAGACTCGTGGGACAGACACACAAATCGTAGGCACCGACAGCCTCGGTGGTTACTTGGTACCCGAAGACTTCAGCAACATCCTCGATGTAGCTTCTAAATTCACGGGTGTAGTTGAGCAAGTTTCTCAAGTCATCAACACCAACAGCGGCGCTTTGTTGCCATACCCAACGGTTGACGATACTTCCGTTTCTGGTGCTTTGTTGAGCGAGGCTACTGCTCCCGCTGTGTCCGACATGACCTTCTCCGCTGTTGACTTGAACGCCTACAACTATTCTTCTGGAATCGTTAAGGTATCTCGTCAGTTGTTGCAAGATGGCGCTTTCAACTTGGACGCTTTCTTGGTTGACGCTTTGGGTGGTCGTATCGCTCGCGGTACAAACGCTGCCTTCACTACAGGTACAGGCTCTTCACAGCCTAAGGGTGTTGTAACAGGTGCCGCTGCTGGTAAGACTGCCGCTTCTGCGACTGCTATCACCGCTGCCGAAATCCTTGACTTGATGTACGCCGTTGACCCCTCTTACCGCAACTCTGCAAACGCTGGCTTCATGATGAAGGACAGCACTCTTGCTGCTGTTCGCAAGTTGGGCTTGGGCTCTGCTAACGACTTCCCCATCTTCGTTCCTGCTATGAACCCAGGCGAAAAGGACATGTTGTACGGCAAGCCCATCCACATCAACAACGACATGGAGGCAATCGCTACCGCCAAGAAGACCATCCTGTTTGGTGATTGGAGCAAGTTCGTTGTGCGTGTTGCTGGAGGTCTTCAGTTCTTGCGTCTTGACGAACGCTACGCTGACGCACTCGTCGTAGGCTATATCGCCTACAAGCGTGTTGACTCCAACATCTTGCAGGCTAACGCCATCAAGTACTTGGTACAGGCCTAATTTATTTAGGAACTATGAAGGTACTCTTCAAAGAGACCATCGTCGGGGACGGCTTCGCCCACTACGCAGGTAGTGAGGCGGAGCTACCCTCTGACGAGGCAGCCCAATGGATCGCTGCAGGATTCGCCGAGCCTATCGCCGAACCTGCTTCCGCGACAAAGAAAACATCAAGCTCTAAAGCCAAGAAAGAAACCCGATGAGCATTTCAGTCATCACACCCGCGACAAGCGAGCCGCTAACTACCGCAGAGGTCAAGAGCTTCCTGCGTGTTGATTCTTCGGACGAGGACACCCTAATCGGCGTACTCATCACGGCTGCACGCTCTATGGCCGAAGCCTACACTCGTCGCATTCTGATGACTACGACCATCGAGGAGTTCTACGATGTTTTCCCGAACTATCGCAACCCAGAAGACAAGGACATCATATTCTTGAGCCGTGGCCCAATCCAGAGCGTCACGAGTGTCAAATATGTGGACGGCGCAGGGGACGAGCAGACAATCAGCTCCGAGAACTACGCCACCGACTTGGTTAGCGAACCCAGCCGAATCGTCAGCAACAATGGATGGTACGCCACAAAGGACACCGTCAATGCTGTCATCGTGCGATATGTATGCGGCTATTCATCCTCTTCGGATGTTCCCGCACCTATTCGGCAGGCTATGCTTTTAATGATTGCCGAAATGTATGAGAAGCGGCAAGACAGCGTCAAGCGTCTACCAACGGCCGCCGAGTATTTGATGAACCCATACCGCGTCTGGACTTTCTGATGAGCCTATTCCCCATCAATGACCTCGGTGAATTAGACCGCCGCATCACTATCCTCACAGCATACACTCAGACCGACGCTTATGGTCAAGAGGTACGCACGATGGGACAGGATGCTTTTGTTGATGAGTATGGCGAACGGGTAGTATCGGACGGAGGTACAACAGAAGGCACGGCCTGCGTGGTTGATGCCATCGACTCCCTGCCTGGAGTCATCACTCAAGTTTGGGCGAAGGTAGACTACATGAAGGGCACAGAGAAAGAAGAGAGCGACCGCCTCAGCTCTGTCAAGCGTGTAGACTTCGGCATTCGCTACAACAGCGCCATCAATGAGAAGATGCAGGTCTCATGGGATGGTGACATTTTTGATATTGAGGCTGTGCTACCCGTTGAGCGCAAACGATTCATGCACCTAATCACAAGACTCGTAGACTGATGGCTATTACTATTCAAATAGATGGGATTGAAAAGGCCGTGCAGAAACTGCAGGAGTTGCGTCAGATAGATAGGAAGTCCTATCGACAAATCAAGGCACGAATCAAGAAGGCGGCCAAGCCAATGGAGAACGCCATCAAAGAGGCAATCCACATCGGACGCAATCGCAGCGAGTTCTCTCGACTATTAAGGAGAGGAAAAGACCGCAGTACTGGACTCAATAAGTTCCTCAATGTAACCTATCAACCAGGAAACCTAAGGCGATCCATCGACACCATAATGACCACACGCGGACGCTCGCTTGTAGTCAATGTGGGCGCTCGCTTTGGCAGCAAGGCAAAGGCAAACGCCGACGGCTACTATGCTGCCATGGTTAACTACGGAACCAAACGCGGTGGAACCAAAGGTCTAAACATAGCCGCCAAGCGCACAGGCGGCAAGACCTCACCGATTAAGGACAAGCGCAATGTCAACTATAGAGACAGAGGCTTCGACATGGGCAAGGAGCAGACCGTCAACGCCTTGACCAAAGAAATCAAGACCATCCTCGAGACCTCAATCACTAAGCTCGGCATCTGATGAAAGCAGGCAAGGCAATCTACGGCATCCTAAGCACCGACGCTGGCGTGAAGGCAATATGCTCCACACGCATCTTTCCAGATGTTGCGGCGCAGGGCAGTCCGTTTCCTTTCGTGGTGTACAACATCACCCGACTTGCACCGAGCGACACAAAGAGCGGCGTGAGCACGCTCGACGAGGAACGCTATGACATCAACTGCGTGAGCGGTCTCTACTCTGAAGCTATTGCTTTGAGCGATGCCGTTCGCGGTGCCCTTGACCGCTACTCTGGTATTGTCAATGGCGTAAATGTGCAGAGCATTCAGTTCACCGATTTTGAAACCAACTTCGACGATGACAACGATGTCTATGTTGCTGTCGTTGAGGTAGTAATACGAGTACAACGATGAAAATCACTCTATTGAAAAGACTGGCCGTCGAAGGTAGCAAACCCCTTGCAAAAGGCACTACCTTTAGCGTAACCAATGAATATGCAGCGGAGCTTATCCAGAAAGGGTACGCTGTAGAATTCGGGCAAGAGCCCACCCAGAAAGAAGATAAAAACAACAATAAAACCGAGGAATAATGGCCACATCTGGTATTATGAACGGCACGCTTTTGGGCGTGTATGTGGGCAGCACTCTTGTTGCTCACGCTACGGAAGGCTCTATCAGCCTTTCAATGGACACCCGCGACGCTACGACGAAAGACTCGTCTGGATATCGTGATTTACTTGAAGGAACTCGCAGCGGATCAATCTCCGTCAGCGCCCTTTACGCAGACGATGCCACATATGGTGTCAATGCTTTGATGACTGCATTCTCTAACCGCACCACCTTGACCGTCAAGTTTTCGACTGAGGTATCTGGTGACGATTATTGGAGCGCAACCTGCTACTTGACTTCTTTGGAGGTGAGCGCCGCCACGGAAGACAATGCAACCTATTCTGCTTCTTTCGAGATTAGCGGAACAGTTACATTCTCAACGGTATCCTAATAACTCTCAACAATGACTAAGCACATCAATCTCGGGGGCGAAGACCGCCCAGTCAAATTTGGATTCGCTGCTCTTATGAACTTTACGGACATGAGCGGCTATAAGTTGAATGAACTCGACAAGCTCGGCGACAACATGACGCTAACCGATGCTGTCAAGCTCATCTATTGCGGCCTCAAAAATGGGGCTCGCGTAGAGCGGCAAAAGTATAACCATCA